CGAAATTTTTTTGTGGGCGTACAGAAAAAGATGGCGTATGGCCGTCGAACAAATATGCGTCGCGGGTATCGCAAGCCTTATCGTCGCTCTGGCTGGCGTTCTTCCGTCCCACGCAAGAAAACGACTACTCGAGGTTATGTCCGCAACAATGCGATCGTTAATCGTCGCCAGGACAGGCACATCTCGCGCCTCTACAAGCTCCGCTACGGCCCAGTCCAGCGGAACCTCCAGTTGAACAACACTCCCATCGTCATCAATGCATCTCAGCCAATCGCTTTCGACGCATCCGATTTCTCGTGTCAGCGTACTGCCACGGGCGGCCAGACAAGTCCTGGATGCATCATCTGGCAGACCAACAACCTTCTCCTCCAGATCACTCAAGCCAGCGGCTTCATCGTTGACGGCAGCAATGCACTCTGGGCACCAAGCAATTCCGACCTTCCAGACGGCGGCAGGTACAAGCCTCTGTACGCAGAGTACCAGGTCCAGATCTCGGGCAATAACAACGTGGATGACGCATACGTTCAGCTCGACCTGTTCACCCAGCACCACGGTTTCCAGTCATGGCAACTTGCCGGTGCCGGGCAGTCTGTGAACCAGCGCATCATGCCCTACGCTCTCACCAACTTGGGGCGGATGATCACATCCAACGAGCTCAATCCCAGCTTGTTCAAACGATACAAACGCATCCGTGTCCTGCTCAACTCTCAGACCAATCTCGTCTCCGATGCACAAGGCGGCCAGACTGGTTTCACAGCCACGACTGCAAACACCAAGTACTTCAAGTTCCGTGTCGCACCCAAGCGTCCTCGCAACCAAGTGTTTTCGTCTCCTGACACTCCTGGCGAAGTCGATGATCCAAACCAGCAGACTGGTCTCGGTCCTTACGGCATCTACCAGGTCGATCCAAGGACTCCGTTCTGGTGTCTCATTTCCACGACAGATCGCACTGCTCTTGACGGAGACTCCGTGCGTGTGGACATCAAGCGTCACGTTGTCTGGCGGGACATCAACGGCGGAACCAAGCTCTAGATGTCAAAAAAACAAGCCAACGTTATGAAAAAATTTTCGATTTTTTTTGCTGAATCAAATTCCACCGATCAAAAATTTTCTGTGCCTCGAGGAAACAATGTCTCGTGTCCAGCATCGCATCCGCAACGCGTGCTTCACTCTCAACAACTACGATGATGACGACAAGTCTCGTCTCTCCACTCTCCACGACAAGATGAGCTACCTCGTATGGGGCATCGAGGTCGGTTCAAACGGCACCCCTCACCTTCAAGGTTACGTTGAGTTCACTGGCCAGGTCGCTTTCAGCAAGGCCAAGACTCTCATCGGCGAACGCGCTCACATCGAGGCTCGTAAGGGCACACCCAAGGAGGCAGCTGGCTACTGCAAGAAGGGTACCGATGAGGCTGCGGATTACTCAGTCTTCTTCGAACGCACGATGGACGAACCTGAAACCTGGGTTCTCGGCTTTGAAGCTGGTGAAATCTCTCAGATGGGCAAGCGCACCGACATCACCGCTCCTGTCGAGATGATAGTCGAGGGACAGAGCACCTTGCGCCAGGTCGCCAGGACGTATCCTGAGCAGTTCGTCAAGTACAACAAGGGCCTCAGGGACCTACGAGCTCTGCTTCTTCACCTCGCAACCTCACTGCGAATCCTGAGGTCATCGTGCTGTGGGGCCCTACCGGCACCGGCAAGACTCGCGACGCGTACATCAAGTACTGGCCTGATGAGCCTCACTACGTGTGGAAGCCCTCCAACGGCAACTGGTTCGACGGCTACGACGGTGAGAAGAAGATCATCATCGACGAGTTTCGCGGCTCCATGCCTTGGGCAGACATCCTCGGACTCCTCGACCGTAACGAGTTTCGTGCTCAGTTCAAAGGCGGTTTCGTCAACATCCAGGCCGACAAGTTCGTGATCACCAGCCCATTCCCACCGTGCAAATGGTACAAGGACGACGATCGCTACGACAAGTTCGCTCAGCTCGAGCGCCGCCTCACCCAGGTCATCGAGTACAAAGGCGGCCTTACTGGCTACGTCGATCCGGTTGCCCGCTAGTATTACCGGGCAACCTCTGAGTGCAGACCTCTGAGTGCAGGCCTCTAGCCCTATTTGAATCTCGAATCAAATTTGGCGCGAAATTTTTTTGTGGGCGTACAGAAAAAGATGGCGTATGGCCGTCGAACAAATATGCGTCGCGGGTATCGCAAGCCTTATCGTCGCTCTGGCTGGCGTTCTTCCGTCCCACGCAAGAAAACG